AAACTTAAATGTAGACGCGTATAGTCGACATGCCCCTAGGGACTACATTTAAATATTCTAGGAGGAATATTATGGCAACAACTACATTTTCGGGTCCGATAAAAGCGGGAACGATAAAAAATACTACTGGAACAACACTTGGAACTAATATTAAAAATACAGGACAAGTGGTAATGGCACAGACGTTTTCAACGGGCGCTACACTTGATAGTGGAGCTTCTACTGCAAACACAACTACTGTCGTTATTCCAGCTAACTCACAAATCGTTGATATAGTACTTGACAAGCCTACAGTAATGGCTGGTGCTACGTGTGTTTTCAGTATTGGAGATACAGTTGGTGGGAATACTTCTTTACTCAACTCATATTCAGTGACAATCGCTTCAGGAGTTGGACGAGCATATCCAACAACAGAAGCTGGTGGTGCATTGGCTTGGGCTGATACAGGAACTGCAGACCTAAAACTGACGTGGACGAGTACTGGTGCTACGAGTGATGGTGAAATTAGAGCTACTATTTTGTATCAACAAAATAATAACCTAAGCTAATAATTAATTAAAGTGCTCCTTCGGGAGCACTTTTACTAAGGAGAAAATTATGGGATATCCCGTAGATATAAAAACAGTTAATATTACAACTGCTACCACTACAACAATTCATGCTGGAGCAGCGAGAATATTAGGACTTTCGTGGGTTGTGCCTACGGGTGTTGCAGCTGGAACAATAACAGTTAATGATAATACGACAGCAATGTGGATAGTTGATACACCGGCTACAAATGTAACAGCGAACTTAAGTCCAGTTACTGGAAAAATAATGTTACCAGGGACAGGGATTAGAGCCGGTACAAGTTTGAAAGTTACGAATGTAGCAGTAACACATGTAACTGTTTACTATGGATAGGAATTATAATGGCAAATACTACTTCTGGAGCATATAGTTTTGACCAGGACTTTTCTATCGATGAAATTATAGCTGATGCGTATGAACGTATTGGTTTAGTAGGAACTGCAGGTCATCAACTTAAAACAGCTAGACGATCTTTAAATATTCTTTTTCAAGAATGGGGCAATAGAGGAATTCATTTTTGGGAAGTAGGAAATACTAATATAAATATTATAGAAGGTTCTGCAACGAATGTAGATGCAACTGACGAAGGGGCTGGAATATATACTTTCTATAGAAATTCTGTAGATAGCGCAGCAGCGGCAGCTGCTTCACCTCAAGCAACAACTACCCCTGTAACAAATATCTATGGTATTACAGATATTTTAAATGTTACATATAGACAAAATTATAATACCACTTCTCAATCAGATATTGGATTAACTAAAGTTGCAAGAGACGCTTATGCAGCAACCGCAAATAAGGCTTCACTTGGAACTCCTTCTCAATTTTGGATTCAAAGATTAATAGATAAAGTTACTATTACAATTTATCCGTTGCCTAATTCAACAGCAGCAGCTAATTATTTAAATATTTATTATGTGAAAAGAATTCAAGATGTAGGAACATTTACAAATGCAACTGACACTCCTTATAGATTTATTCCGCCGATGGTGTCAGGATTAACATATTATTTATCCATGAAGTTTGCACCACAAAGAACACAAGAATTAAAATTATTATACGAAGATGAATTTGCTAGAGCCTTGTCAGAAGATGGTTCTCCAGCTAGTACTTACATAACCCCTAAAACTTATTACCCGAATATATAATGGCTAGATTTTCAAAAGGTAGAAGAGCACTTGCAATATCAGACAGGTCTGGTGTAGCATTTCCATATAAAGAAATGGTACAGGAATGGACTGGTGCGTGGGTGCATAATTCCGAATTTGAAGTTAAACAACCTCAATTAGAACCTCATCCAATAGGAGCTGATCCTCAAGGTTTACAACATGCAAGACCTTCAAGAATAGCTCCAGATGTTCCACAGTTAATGCCATTTAATCCTTTTACAACTTACGGTTCAGGATCTGCTTATATAAATGTTAATGTACCGAATCATGGTTTAACTAATGGGGATACTTATCGTTTTAGAGGAATGCCAAGTACGGCAGGAGCTTATGCGGACCCAGGAAGTTGGGATGGAATTACAGGAGCTAAAATTGCTCTAGCTGCAGGTTATGCTATTACTACAGGAAAATATGTCTCTGGTGCTAGAGATACAGATTTTACAACTGATTGGTTTTATTTTGTTGTAAATACTGATACAGCTACAGTAGGGAGCAAAGAAGGAGGAGGTTATCCAGTGTCCGTTGGACCGGTAACTATAGAAGCATAATGGCAGGATTCACATATTCAACACTTACAACTGCAATACAAAATTATTGTGAAGTAGATACAACTGTATTTACTTCTACTATTACAGATCAATTTATCATGAATGCAGAATTTAGAATCAATAATGATTTACCTATGGATTCAGATAGATTTGTAGATGAAGGAACTATGGCGGCAGATGTTAATAATATTAGAGTTCCAGCTGGGGCTTTATTTGTAAGAGGTGTAGAAGTTTTTAATGCTAGTAATTCCACGGAAATGGGTACGTGGTTGGAGAGACGAGATCAAACTTTTTTAAGTGAATATGTAGGAAGATTAACAGGACCTGAAGGATCAACTACTTCTGGAGCTGATGTGACAGGAAAACCTAAATATTATTCTATGTTTGGAGGAGCTACAGGAACAACTGATACTACTTCAGGCTCTATATATTTAGCACCTACACCTGACGTTAATTATATATTTAGGATCTATTTTAATAAAATACCGGCTCAATTAGCCAGTGGTCAGACTACAACTTATATAAGCCAGTATTTTCCACAAGGTTTGTTATATGCTTGTCTGGTGGAGGCATATGGATTTTTAAAAGGACCAGCAGATATGTTGACATTGTATGAACAAAAGTATACACAAGAACTACAGAAGTTTGCAGCAATGCAAATTGGAAGAAGAAGACGAGACGATTATACGGATGGAACAATAAGAATTCCAATCGAATCACCGCCTCAATAATTAGGAGAAAACTTATGGCAATAACATCAGCAATTTGTAACAGCTTCAAAGAAGAAATCCTACAAGGAGGACATTGTTTAAATGCATCTGGAAGTACAGCTGCAGGAAATACTATTAAATGTGCTCTTTATTCAAGCAACTCAGCAACATTAAGTAAATCAACAACAGTTTATGCAGCACCCTCAGACGCAACTGCGGATCCAACTTCAACTTATGAAGTTACAACAACAGGTTCAGGATACACAGGTGGAGGAGCTACTTTAACAAATATTGATGTCACTCTAGATAGTGATACAGCAGTTTGTGATTTTGCTAATGAAAGTTGGACATCAGCTAGTTTTACAGCTAGAGGATTATTACTTTATAATACTACTGCTATTACAGGATTTACAACTAATAGATCAATTCTTGCTATCAATTTCGGTAGCGATAAAACTGTAACTTCTGGCACCTTTACTATAGAATTTCCAGCAGCAGGCGCATCAACAGCAATCATACAGCTAGCATAAGGAGTTCTTCCTTATGGCTAATACTTGGAATCAAGCCTTAACAACCTGGGGTCAAAATACTTGGGGAGAACAAGCTGACGTCACTCTTACATTAACAGGTCTTTCAGCAACTTCATCAGTTGGAAGTGTTACAGCTTTTAACGAAGTTGGATGGGGAAGAGATACGTGGGGATTTGAAAACTGGGGTGAGTCCGCAATAACGGTTCCTGTTACAGGTCTCTCATCAACTTTAACTTTAGGAACACCTACTACTACTCAACTTACAGTTGCTAGTTTAACAGGTATTTCTTTAACCGCTTCTGATGGAGCGCCAACTATAGATTCAAGTAATACAACTGTTCTAACTGGAATTTCAGCTACTCTTTCTGATGGATCAGTGAATATAGAAATTGGTGTACCTCTCACAGGGCTTTCACTGACTTCTTCTGATGGAGCGCCAACTATAGACTCAAGTAATACAACTATTCTAACGGGTCTTTCTGCTACTACGGCGGAGGGAAGTGTAACTATTTCATCAAACCCTTTAATTCAACCAACTGGTCTTTCTGCTACAACATCAGTTGGAGCTATTACACCTACAGAGCAAGTAATGGGATTAACTGGAATTTCAGCCACAACATCAGTTGGAGCTATTACACCTACAGAGCAAGTAATGGGATTAACTGGCCTTCCCGCTACAATTACTTTAACTCCTCCTTTTACAATTTATTATGGAGATGTTGACACTGGATCTAATATAACTTATAGTAATATTTCAACGGGTTCGAATATAACATATTCGGAGGTTGCAACTGGATCAAATACAAGCTATAGTGATGTAGCTTAGGAGAAAAAAAATTATGCCATCAACATACACAGGACTCGGTACTCAATTAATGGCCACTGGCGAAAAGGCCGGTACATGGGGAACATTAACAAATACTAATTTACA